GCGTTTACCCTCGACCTCGTATTGCAGAACGCCGCGCTCCATCATGCGGCGGATCTGCTTCTGGCCGGTGGTGTCGTCGCGTCGAAGGATGTACCAAGCCGCCTGCTTGACAGATAGCAGGGCGGGCGGTGAGAACTTCCACGCCTGGTCGAGGACGACGCTAGAGGTCAAAGCCACCAGTGCCTTCACGGGGTTCGTTGAGGAAGAGCTGGAACTGGCCGATTTTGCGGTACTGCCCACCGCCCTCGACCTTCTCCAGCTGCACGTTTGGCCTGCCCTTTTCCCCGGCACTTTTCAGGTACGCTTCAAAACGCTCCTTGAGGTCTGGGTCTTCGATGTTGAGCCAGCAGCTGGCCTTGATGTGGTCGGTCATGCTGATCGGCTCCAAGATCCTGATCTTGCTGTTGGATAACTGTGGTCGCATAAATATCTCCTTTGCTATTTCGATTTCAGTTCTGCACGGTTGAAGTGGTCGGTGTATCGCGTCAGCAAATCCGAGTGGAGCGTGGGCCGCTCCTGTTTCAGTTCGGTTAGCATTGGCGTGTTGTTCTGCACCCAGTTGCGCAACGAAGACACTGTCGTCAGTTCGCTAATCTCGCCCGAGGCGGTCGCGCACCACGATGGCCAGTCCTTCTCCTCGTGGGTATCGCTGGCGTCGAAGGGCGGATCGTCAGTTTTCGACACCGTCTTGGTCGGCACCTGCCCTGTGTTTTCCTCTGGCTTTTTATCCAGCGCAGCCTTGTGCGCCAGGGCCATCTCAATCTCGTTGAGGCTCGCGTATTCGCCACCATGGAGCGATAGGCTGGCAAGCGCACGACCTACGGCGCTCGTCTCTGCATTTTCCAGGGGCGATGTCGAGTTGACGTTGGTGCTGCCGCGGATCTCCTCCGCATGACCGCTGCCTATCACGCGGCCTGCGGCGTCAGTAATCTTGGCGGCAACGCGCACAAACTTGTCGTCTGCATGCAGAAGCTCTGTTTCGATACCAAGCTCCAGCCCGAAGTGCTGGCGGAACACGGTTATCCTGTGCTTCACCTCTAGGTATTGCTTGCCACCTTTTTGCCGGACGCCATCGCTTTTGGTCAGGTCGTCTGCGGCCTGCATCGCAGCAGTGAGGCGCTCGGCAGTCATAGCACTAACAGGAATGTAACGATGAGGATGAACACGGTGGCGGCCAACACGCCGTCAAGGACGACGCTGGCGGATTCAAGCCACTTGTTTTGGCTCTTGAGCTGTTGCATAAGAAATCTCCCTGGGTTGACTGACATTGATCTTGGGCGCAGCCAGTGGCGTTGGCTTGGCGGTCGGTGCCGCTGGCTGCACATGATTTGCTGGTATGTTGAGGATGATGCCTGACTTCTCAGTTTCCACGTTATAGCGCGGTTCATCTTCCAGGGTTCGACCGACAATGCGGCCCTCCTGTTCGCCGTCGCCGGTCTTGGCGATGACCATGTCTCCTAGCTGCATCATCCAATCTCCTCATCAGCTTCGTAATAGGGGTCCGTAAATATCTCGGGCCGGTAGCCGCGCAGCTGTTCCTCGCGGCAGCTATCGCAGACTTTCTTGACCGGGATCTGTCTGGCATCGAATACCCAGGCAGGCTGCTTGCCGGAGCCGCACCGGCAGGTCTCGACTGGTTCGTCGTATTCAATCGAAGTCATCGGTTAGCTCTCCGGTTGGTGGCGGCTTGGCGGCATTCCATTGATGTTCGACGTTGGAGACTTTCTGGTCAGGCGTCTTGTTCTCATAATCGAGACTGCCTGTTTCGGCCTTCCACGCTTCCCAAGCTGCTTTCTGTTTGTCCGTAAGCGAATCTTGGTACGCTTTTCGCTCTGCTTTTGAGTAATGCCCTGGCCTTGGCCCGTACTTGGTTTGATAGGCATAGCGCATAGCCTCAGAGCTTGGGAAAAGTTCAACCTTAGCCCTGCCGCTATGGAAAAGTTCCTTGGGGAAAAATTCCATGTTGTATTCATCGCCGTTGATCCAAGAGTAGGTTTTTACCAAAGCCTCGTCTCCGATAAACCCCCAGATTTGACCCTGCCAGTTAGGGTATTCGCCGCGCTTGTCCTCGTAAGTTTCCGCATCTTTCCAGATCAGAACGTGCAGGCCATCCAGAGGCGTCTCGGCCATAGGTTCAGCTAATTTCTCGCCATCAATGGTTTTTCGTATCACTTGGCCTAGGTTATTTCTGGGCGGGTCTTTTTTCGCCCGACTTTTGCCGGTCGTCTGTTGTTGTGGCTTCCACTCGGCATCACCCTTCGACTGGTTGCAGTCTCGGCACGCGGTAAAGAGGTTAGAGATATGATTGTTGCCGCCCTTGGAAACAGGCACCCTGTGGTCAACCTCTAACTCGCAATCCTTGCCGTGCGCACCACAATAGACGCAGGTGAAGCCGTCGCGCTTCATTACCCGCAGACGGATGGTGTCGGTAACGCCGTTGCGGCCTTTTTTATCAGCCACTGAAAATCTCCCTGGCATCACGGAGCACGTCCTGATGCACGCCTTTCCATGCGTAATTGTGGTCCCACTGGGGGTCGCACAGGCGCAGTAGCTCCTCTGGGGAGTTGGCTACCCGCAGCAGCCTTTCGCGCCTCTGACAGGCTTCTGAGAGCGCCTGGAAGGCCCTTTGCAACTCATCTTCGGTTGGTTCGAATATCCGGTAGCCCAGGCGGTTGGCATACACCAGCTTTGGCAGCAATCCCGTGAGGTGCCAGTACCCGGTCACCTGCATTAAATGGCTGTAAAGCGGGCCTTTCTCCTCTGCCGGCAGACTTTGTGCAGTAGGGCTGTCGGTGTGTGCCCGCTGATCCCAGCGGGTCTTCAATTCGATGCGCTTGCAATAGTCTGGCCGTCCATTGTACTTCAGTTCGCAGCCCGGCAGGTCTCCCCAGCAATCGACTTCGCCGGTAATTTTGTTGAGGCCCTGCATGGCGTCCCGCAGGCCGTCCAGGGCATTGCGGCAGACCAGCTCCAGCTCACACATTTCAGGTTCGGCGGCCTTCTTCGTCGGCTTCTTGCCGTCCGCGGCATAGATCACATCTTCGCGGTGGGTGACCACTGCCATCTCGCGATCGACATCGAAATGCGGTGGCGGTTTGTATGCATGCAATTCGTTTACCGCTCGGCGGTAGGCTTCACTGGTCGTCACCTCTTCCAGCAGCACCGCATCGCAATACTTCTGCACGATGGTGCCGCTGGCCATCTTGATGTTTTCGTATTTATGTTTGTCGATTGTTTCGACCGCTTCATCGCGATCGCCGGGGATCTTGCGGCGCAGAATATTCCAGGCTTCGTTGATCTTGGGCCGCTTTATGCCCTTATCAAAAAACGTGACGGCGTCAGGCAGTGACGGGTTGGAGTGGTGGAAATAATGGTGCCGCGTCGCCCAGTCCGGCGCTAGATCAAACCCTGCCATAAAGCAAGCTCCCTGTGAATCAATCAGGAAACCTACTTTATTCTGACAGAGCCTGTCAATGCCGCACGATCAAAACCTTAACCATAAAGATTAGACATTATTTTTTCCTCTATCTACCTCTATGTGACGTTTCGATAGTCGCAATATTGACAGTTATAGTCAATGAAGATATGGCGATCTTGTAACAATCAGTGAGGTCGCAATGCAGCTTGATGACTACCGACGCCAGAACCGCATGACCTACGCGGAGCTGGCCAGCAAACTAGGTGCTGCCGAGGCGACCGTGGCACGGCGCTGGTGCCTGCCTGCGGGCCAGAAGGGCCGCGCAATACCAAACGAGCATTTCATGCGGCGGATCATAGAGGTGTCCGGCAGCGAGGTTCTGCCCAACGATTTCTATGGCTGCTACTGCCCCTGTGGGAACAATGGCAAAGAGAGCCACACCTGAATACGACTTGCACCGGCAGGTCGTGGCATGGCTTGAGCTTGTCCTGCCGCGGGGGAGCCTGTTGCATCACAGCCCCAACGAGGGCAAGCACAACGTCCAGTACCGTGCCAAGCAAACCCGCATGGGTATGCGCGCTGGCTGGCCGGATCTTCAGCTGGTCGTCCCTTTCTCGCACTATCTGAATGGCCAGCGGCAGGCCGACATCTTTGTAGAGCTGAAGGCACCGAAGGGGCGGGTGTCAGTCAACCAGCAAGATACTATCGATTTGCTGAAGGCAGCGCACCGGCACGTCGCGATCTGCCGTTCTCCGGATGAGGTGCAGGACTTTCTGGGCGGCATCATAAGGCTAAGGAGTGTCGCATGAGCTATGAACGCGCCAACGCTAAAATTGTCGAGTGGGCTGACGGCCAGGGCATGTTGCGACGTGCTGAAGACCCAGCTCTAAGGGTACTCTCCCTTGGCGCAGGCGTTCAGTCTACGACGATGGCTCTTATGGCAGCGCACGGCGAGATTGGGCCGATGCCTGACTGCGCGATCTTTGCTGACACGGGCTGGGAGCCGAAAGCGGACTATGACCATCTCGATTGGCTGATGTCTGACAACGTGCTGCCGTTTCCAGTTCACCTTACCAGCAACGGCGATATTAGGGACAACCTTGTAGACCCCGATATTCCGCTGAACGACCGTGTATTTGCGCCATTCTTCTTGAAACACTCCGACGGCAGCAAAGGCTTGGGAAAACGCCAATGCACAAGCCGATACAAGATAACGCCTTTGATGTGGAAGATGCGGGAACTGCTTGGTAAGGGTCGTCGCGACCATATTAAAAAAGACGCTGTAGAAGTTTGGGTTGGCATCAGTACGGATGAAGCGGGGCGCATGTCGCCGTCAAAGCGGCAGTGGCAGCGCAACTGCTGGCCGTTGATCGAAGCCAATATGTCACGCCAGGACTGCCTGCGCTGGATGGATCGCAATGGCTATCCGATGCCGCCAAAGTCATCGTGTATAGGTTGCCCATTTCACAACGACGGCATGTGGCGTGACATGCGTGACAATGACCCCGAAGCCTGGGCCGATGCGGTGGAAGTGGATCGAGCCATTCGCATCAGCCCTAGTTTGAATGGGGAGCAATTCATGCACGCAAGTCTGCAACCCCTGGATGAGGCCGACCTGTCCACCGAAGAGGATCGCGGCCAGCTCAACTTCTTTGTCAACGAATGCGAAGGGATGTGCGGGGTTTGACATGATCAAGGCCGACCCCATAGCTGGTCCCGGCGTTGATTACGACAGCCATCAATGTGAGCGGCTGTGGAAGCACGTCCTGACGCAAGCCTGCAAGGATGCCAGCTATCTAGGCGACAGAAATTTATCGCTGATCTATCGGGAGCAAGCCCAGGCATGGCTGCTATCCAACAGCCTGGATCTGCAACTGGTCTGCGAAAACGCCGACGTGAACATAGAAAGGGTTAACAAATGGGCCAAGCAATGTCAGGCAGGCAGGGACTGGAAGAAGGAAACCTTCCTTTGGAGCCGACCGAGACAGAGATGGCGCTGAGGAAGCGCCTGTCGGAACTGGACGGCCTGATCGAAGAGATGACCGGCAACCTGAACGCATTGCAGGCGATACGGGACAAACTGGCGGCGCAGATTGCCGACCCGCCAGCTCAGAACGGCTACCCGGTCACTGAGCATCAGCGGGTCGCCAGAATTGTCCCGGCGGTGACCGGCGTCAGCTGGGAACGCATCAAATCCAGGCAGAAGGATCAGCAAGTGGTCAATGCGAGATGGCTGGCCATCAACATGCTTTCCGAGTGCGGCGGCACCTACAGCTCTGGGCAGATAGGCCGGTTTCTCGACAAGGATCACACAACCGTTTTGTATGCCCGAAAAGGCTGGCCGAAGCTGTACACGACCGACGAGGGTTTCCAGCAGATAGCCCAAGCCGCCTGGTATCAATTTTATCGCGAAAGGATCTGATATGACCTGTGCGAATCATGTCTACGATGTACCTATCGAGTATGCCATGGACGACGAGGGTCGCGACTGGCTCGTATCTGGGTGCCGATGCGGTGCCCGACAGGCAACTTTAATGCTGTCCGATAGAGACACACAGAGTGACATAGAG